GCCAGAGCTATTGTAGATGCTACAGGGGTTGGTGATAGCTTTACAGAGCAGTTGATGCTGATGGGATTAAATATTACGCCAATGAAAATTGCTAATAACTTAATTAAAAGAAATCTTATTGAAAAGTTAGGTTCTTATCTTGAAAATCGCTATATTACAATTCCAAACATTCCTGAAGTTATTGATGAGTTAAAAGACTACGAGTATACCCTAACCGCAAATAATAATATCGTGTATAACGCTCCGTCGGGTAAACACGATGATATAGTTATGGCTTTAGCTTTGGCAGTTTCAGCCTTAAGTCCCACGCCAATTGTCTATCCGAAACCAACATTTGAACCTGTTAGAGTCGATGAGAGAACTGGTTATATCCAATGAGAGAAATTAGATGTGAAAAATGTGGGAAGTTGCTCTTGAAAAAAGAAGGAAGTTTCGATTTACTTGAAATTAAATGTCCGAGATGTGGTTATATTCAAAGAGTTAAAAATGAAAAAATTTATATAGCAAAAGATGAAAATGGAAATGAGATTGGACTCTTGACTTTTAAAAAATAGTGATTATAATTTAAAATAAAGAGTGCCTAAGAGCGCCAAAAGTGGCGCTTTTTTTATTTATTTATGACAAACCAAGAAATACTAAATCAATATCAATTTGAAAAACAAGCGGCGATAAAAGCTCGCCAATCTAAAATTGCTCATTGGCTTCAAAATGAGGAATTGTATAATGGTGTAATTCAAAAAACTTTACTTACAAAATCTAATTTACATATTCCAAAAGTTTTTGAAGGTGTAAATGATATGGCAGCAAGGCTTGGTGAATTTCCTGATATAGATTATGATACAAAACCAGAAGGAGATGAAAATGCCGCTGAGATAATGAAACATCTTTTCTTATACGACGGCAGGCGTTCTGATTTAGAGCATCTATGGGAGTTGGTAAAAATTGAAACAGGTATCTATGGTAGGGCGATTTTTAAACTCATTCCTTCTGATGATGGTGTTAAATTCCAAGTTATTGACCCGATGAGTTTTCTTATTTCACCCCTATCACCGACTATTGAATCCGCTTTGTATTGCGGACAGCAATTTATTTATAAAACAGCAGCTCAACTTATGGAAGAAGCTGAGGAATTCGGATATAACAAGAAAGAAGTATTGAAAGCCAAAAAGGCAGTTTCTGAAACTATTTCATCTACTAACCAAGAACTTAGCCAAAAGAATTTAAGGCTTGCGTATTTAGGCTTCGATAATGTAAATCTTGCTGGGGCAAAAGTTATTGAACTTACTGAATGGTATACGCACATTGTGAATGAAAAAGGAATGCCAGAAAAATATGTTTTAACAGTTGCGAATGACCAATTCTTATTAAGAGCAATCCCAATAAAGGAAGCAGGAATGCAAAAATTCCCGTTTGTTTCAAGCGCTTTGTTCCCAAGATTGGTTTCTTTCTGGGTTCCGTCGGTGGCAGATATATACAGAGACCCGAATTTAGCAATTGACGTGATTATTAACCAAAACATTGACAATAACACCTACCGAAACTTCGGAATGTTATTCACCGATTCTTCCTCAGGATTAAAACAGGCATCTATTGTTCCTCGTCCATTAGGAGTGACTCCAGTTAGCACTAATAACCGTTCAATTAGAGATGTAATAATGCCATATAATCCTCCAGACATTTCACAGGCTTCAGTATTAGGAACACACATTGAATCCATTGCTGATAATGCTGCGGGATTAGGATTTGCGCTTCCTCCAGGAAAAACTAAAATGTCGGCTTCACAATTGAATCTTGAAATGTCTTTAATTGAACAAAGACTAAGCGTGGCTAAAAACAATATGGTTAGTTTGGTTAGAGAAATGGCTCAAATGTATGCCGATATGATTAAAGACAACCTAACTATACCGAGAAAAGTTAAAGTTTTTGGAATGAAGGATATCACTATTAATGGTGTTACCAAAGAAAACTTTGCGAATGTAGAATTTATTGCCAAAGCCACGGCCAGAGAAAATGTGCAGGCTAATAAAGCCATAAGGCAGAAATCAATTCAGGCACTTTTCAATATGTTTAAGGGAGATCCAGCGGTGCCAAATCAGAGATATCTCCGAGAATTAGTTGCACAAGAATTTGGATTGTCGCCCACGCAGATTGATAAGTTAATGAGTCAAGAAGAAGCTCAACAAGGACAACCGCAAGAACAACAATCACAACAACAACAACCAGAAATTCCAACAATGCCAACCCAACCCCAAATGTCAGCAGTTCAAGAGGTCGCTCAATCTAATGTAGTTAGATAATATGTTTAAGCTATCCGAATTATTTGCCAAAAAAAATCAATATGATGAAGCTACTCAAGCTATTATTGAGGGTTGGCATAAATTAGCTTTGGAGAACGAAAAGCTTGATTTAATGAAACAAACCGAAGGTTGGCAGCTTTTAGAGGGCAAGATTCGTGAAGAATTGAGGATTAGAATCGCTTCTTTGGTAAATAAAGAAGATTCAGATTCAAGGGCAGTTATAAAAACATTGCTACAAATCCTCGGGGTGGTCGATACCCGTAAAACAAATAAAATTTTAGAAGAAGAAGTCGATAAATTTATTAGTGGGGCATAATCAAAATTAAGTCCCTTTTTAAAAGCTATGAAAGAAAAAAACAAGGACGTAGATTTGGAGGAATTCTTCAAATCAGAGGAAGAGACCCCAGCCAGTGGAGCGTCCGCCACAAAAGAAGGGTCGGCGGCTAACGTCAGTGAAGACGTAAAAACACAGTCATCGGTCGAAGCGATAAGTGACCGTGCGAATGCCAGAATTCGCGAATTAGTCGAAGCATTAAAAAGCAGAGACGAAATTATCGCACAATTGGCTCAACAAAAAAGGTCGGAAACAGGCAGTGATTCTTCGCTCTCCAGCGATGACATTGAGTCATTCCTGAAGAATGTTGAGGACGAGCCAACTCGAAAACTTTTGAAAGATTATGCGGAGACTTTGAAGAAGTCCATCTTCAAAGAAGTTGCACCGCAGCTTTCAAGGGTTAAAGAGATGGAATTTGAAAGAGATTTTAATGCGATGGCAGCTAAATTCCCGCAGCTGGAGGCGTTTAGAGAGCAAGCTAAAAAATCATATCAAGCCAATCCAAATGCTTCAGTAAAAGCAATTGTTGGTGAGATGATTTTAGAGCATAACTTATCTAAACCAAAGCCAGTTGAGAGAGGGGGTATTGCTGCCCGCGAAAAAATCGATATCAATTCCGCCTCAAAAGAAGAATTATATGAACTGCTTGATAGCATGAAAGAATAAATATGACAAATTTTGCAGTAATTGATGTTGGACAGAAAGTAGTAGCGAAAGAACTTATTGACATTTTAAAGCAGAACCTTGTTTTCTATAAACTTGGTAAAATGCAAAAAGTCAATAAGGGAGCTAACTCTAAAACCGTTGTTTTTCGTGGTTTTGCAAAACTTCCTTTAGCTTCAACTCCGTTGACTGAAGGAACAGTTCCTGCTGGACACGACTTAACAATGAACAGCGTCTCGGTTACACTTTCAAGCTACGGAGACTATACAAAAATCACTGATTTGGCTGAATTCTTATATGACCGCTCAATGATTAAGGATGCTTCTGAAGTATTGGGAATTCAGGCTCAGGAAACTATTGATGGTTTAGTAAGAGATACAATTGCCGCTGGAACAAACGTCATCTATGGTGACGGCTCGGTTTCAACTCGTGGCACTGTAACTTCTTCAATGATTTTAACCACTACATTGGTCCGCAGAGCTGTTAGATTCTTGGAGAGAAATAATGTGAAGAAATTCACATCTCCTATTGGACTAATCAAAGAAGCCTATGCTTTAGTTGCTCATCCTGATACATTGAACGATTTGAGAGCTGACAATGCTTTTGTGAACGCTGTAAATTATTCTTCTCCAAATCCTGATAATCCAAATCGTGGTGATTTATTCACTGGTGAGGTTGGATACTGGATGGGAGCAAGAATAATTTCATCTACAGCTGCTCCTGTTTGGGCTGGTGCTGGTGCATCTGGAGCAACCGTTTATGGTGTTCTCGTCTTTGGCGAGGGTGCTTATGCGGTTTCTGAATTAGAAAGCGGTCTTGAAACTTACATCCACACTGGTGGAGTTCAAGATACAAACAACCCATTAGAGCAATACTCTACTGTTGGTTGGAAGTGGACTGGCGCTGCTGCTATCTTGGACAATAACAGGATAGTAAGGCTAGAAGTTGGCGCTTCACTTTCTGGAAATGTAGCATAGTCGCTAACAGCAATATCTCCGCTCCCCCAGCTTAAAAACTGGGGGACGGAGAAATAAAACAATGCCACTTAAAAAAACAAAATCAAAATCAAAAAAAACAATCCAGAAAACTATCTCTGAAAATATCAGAGAGTTTCATACTGGAAAAACATATGCTCGCACCAAAAGGAAATATGGGTCGAAGCGAGCTAATAAACAGGCAATAGCGGCTGCTATAAATGCCGCAAAAGGATATTGAGGTATCCAAAAATAACTCAAATGACAAACGAATACAAATTATCAGTTCTTCGTTCCTTCGGGAGCGAACAGTTCTCGATCACCGCAACTATAAATTGCGAGAAAGAAAAAGCTCAGAAAGAAATTGCTGATTCTTTTGACCAGATGAATGCCTTAATTGAAGAAGCTTTTTATAAGGTTTCTAATAGGACAGACAAAGAGCGTGAGTTTTCCATCAAGAAAATCAATGCTCGCAAGGAAGAGGTGAGACAAGAACTAATTAAATCGGGCAAGTCCGAAAAACAAGCCCAATATGAAGTCGATAAAATGTTTAATATGATTAAATAAAATGACTACAAAAAATATTTCGGAGTCCAAAAACGCCGAAAAAGAAACAAGTAAAGAAACTAAAAAAATCCGCATCTACATTGACCCTAAATTAACTGATGGAGGATTTTCTACAAATGGTAGAAGGCTCGTCGGTTATGTGGAGGTTGATGAAGAAGAAGCGGAAGATTTAAAACGTCGATTAGAAGAATATGCAGAAGTAAAGGAGCGTCTTCACAATCCTTCAGCTAAAGTCACAATCAAGAATTCCTTTGCAATCGAACAACTTTATTTAGCTGACCCAGCAACGAATAGAAATAAACCGAATTGGACAGATGAGTATGGGCTTTTGGACCCGTGGCAGTGGCATAAACTTCCCAAAGAATTTCAGGAAGAATTGAAGGCAAGAAGATATGCTCTTTACGGAATAAAATAAAATGCAACAACAACAAACAATGGAAAAATCAAAAAAATCTTCTTCCAAGATTATGCAGAAACATCCAGGGGGTTCAAGGTCTATTAAGACTTCCGTTAGAAAGAGGACGGCTACCATCGTTCAGAAAAATCGTGAGGGTGGACAAAAATATCGTTTTCCAATGCCAGATAAAGCTCACGCAAGAAATGCGTTAGCTCGTCTTCCTCAAGCCAAAGGATTAACTTCCGAACAGAAAGCCAAAATCAAAGCAAGAGCCGAAAGGATGCTTGGTAATAAAGAAAGAATTAAAAGGTCGTTAAAAAAAACAATGGGATATGCTTAATTTTGCGCAGGTAAAATCCTATCAAAATGTAGAATGGAGATTGTTTGATAAAGACGGAAATCCAAAACCGATTTTTCAAGAAAATGGATTGTTTAGATGGTTGATGAAAAAAGGTATTGTTTCTCCACACTTTCCCAAAATTCCATTCTTACTTGGATACTGGACAAATAAAAAGGTCGTTAGAAACCTTGTCACGAATGCAGGGTTTGCTTTAAATGCTGGATTATTATCAGGCGTTGGTTCTCCAGCCGCAGTTGGTTATGTTGCTCTCGGTACAGGAACAACAGCAGCTGCAGCTACAGACACCGCTTTACAGGCAGAAATAACAACTGGTGGATTAGCAAGAGCTGCCGCTACTAATTCTTTGGTTACTACATCGGTTACGAATGATACAGCTCAGTTCTTGCATACCTTCACAGCTTCGGCAAGTTTCGCCGTTACAGAAAGTGGACTGTTTAATGCTTCTTCTGGAGGAACGCTGTTTGCCCGTCAGGTATTTGCAGCTATCAATATAAATTCGGGCGACAACCTTCAGGTCACGTGGCGAGTCCAGGAACACTAAACTATGACTGAACTAACGACCATTCTCACTCAAGCAACGCCACTGGGGGTGGTTGCTTTATCATTGTTTATTATTCTTCAGCTTATATGGCAAAGAAGGAGTATAAATAATCTTAAAGATAACCACCTCCATAGTGTTACAGATTCTCTTAATAGGATTGAGGAAATGTTAAATAGACAATTAGAAATGTTATCGGATATTAAAACAGGCATTGAAGTCGTGAAGGCAAAATTAAATGGTCGGAATAAATAAAAACTATGGCATTAGACAATACTAAAAACTTTTCAAAATCAACCGTTTCTGCTGGTTATGATAATTTGGCAACGTCTATAGTTTTATCAACTGGGGGCGGGGCTAAATTTCCTACACCTCCGTTTAATGCAGTTTGGTGGAATGTTACTGATTATTCTGACCCTTCAGATGACCCTTATGTAGAAATTGTGAGGGTAACTGCTATTAATGGTGATACTTTAACTATTACACGTGGACAGGAGGGAACTTCGGCAAATAATCATAATATTTCTGGCAAAACATATATGTTAATTGCGGGTTTAACGAGTAAATTAGTGGGGGATATTTATGAACATCGTCAAAATACTCAAACTTCTACAACATCAATTACTCCTGATAAAGCAAATTATGATGAATACTATGTCACGGCTCTTGCAAATGCAATAACTATAAACAATGCAACCTCTCCTTCGGTTGGTGATACTTTTGTAATTTACTTAACAGATAATGGAACAGCACGGTCAATATCTTTTGGGACAGATTATTATGGAATTGGCGGTGCATTACCAACAACTACAACAGCAAATAAGACAATGGAGATAATTATAAAATATGTTGGGTCGGCAAAAGCTCTTGTTTCGTATAATAATCAAGTATAATTATGGCTAAAGTTTTTCAAGTTGATTCAGGAAAAACATTGACAACAAATTTACAATATTATGCAAAGTTTGACACAGATGCAAATGATTTTAGCGATAATAACAGAACAGGAACAGAATTTGGAACACCAACGTATGGAACACCAGCTAAAATTAATAACGCAATAGGATTAGACAGCACAAAAAGCGCAAGACTAAATGGAATACCAACACTCAACGATAATTCATCTTGGAGTATATCTTTATGGTTATATTTAAATAGTTATCCTTCAACAGATTATACGAGATTCGCATCAATTCAGGGACCAACAACCGGACAATTTTCAACAGCTTTTTGTATGAGAACATCAGGAAAAATATATGTACAAATAAACAAAACAAACCAAGTATCATATCAATTTACATCATCAGCAACATTATCATTAAGCACTTGGTATCATATAGTGATTTTATGCGACGGAACACAAGCAAAGCTTTATATCAATAATAGTTTTGATTCAAGCGCAACAAAAACAATTTCTGGGACAGCAAACAGCAATGGAAGTATAGGAATAAACAGAGACGAATATGAAGCACAATCACAAATGAATTGTAGAATAGATGAATGCGGTTTTTGGAACAAAGTATTAACAACAACTGAAATTGCTGATTTATATAATAACGGAAACGGACAAACAATGATTGAAGAAATTCCAAATAACCGTCGCCGTCTTTTACTTTCAATGTAAATATGGAACAGATTTTGTTACAAATTTTAGAAAAGAATTTAAGCGTTCCACAGTTAGCTGCATTATTATTAGAGATGGTAGTCCATCAATTTTAATTTGTCGTCGATTACTGCTTACATAATTATAATTATGATTTTAGGAACATCATCATATGCATCAGTTGAGATGGGAGGAATTAATAAAAAAAATCGTTTATTTAATTTAATAGACGGAGTTTTTAATACTGATACTCTCATTAAAGGTTTGTATAGAAGCTTCACCGAAGCCGTAACCAACTCCGATACATTCGCTGGCATAAAAGTTCTATTCGCGTTATTCTCCGAAACAGTTCAAAGCACAGATAATTTAATTAAAACAATTGGGAAAAATTTATCAGAAGCGGTTCAAAATACGGATAATTTAATCAAGGGAATTTATAGGAATTTCACCGAAGCAATTACTAATTCCGACACATTTAATACACTAAAATTCGTTATGCTTAATCTTTTTGAGTCCGTTAAAAGCACCGCCTCGCTTTGGATAAATGGAATGTTTATAGATGCGTGGTGGATAAAAAGAACAAAAGCTACTATAAATTGGATAAAAAAGACAATAGGGTCGGTTGTCTGGACAAAAAGAAATAAACCACAATGACATATCAAGAATTAGAAGAACGAGTTAATCAATTAGAGGAAGAAATTGAAACATTGAAAGAAGCTTTAGATGAAGCCGATTTAGTCAGTGGAATTGGCGGGCTTTCTTTCCCTTTAGACCCGAACGTCCAGTTAATGCTTGACCAAGAAATATTATCTTTTATTCAGGGCAATTCAAATCAATCATTGACGCTTCCTCTTTATGATGCTTTGAATGCTAATACATTGTCATATTTGCAAACAAGTTCTGATGCACAACAAGTTTTAAATAATAATATTTTATCTTTTTTACAAGGAAGAGCCGGGCGTGTAAAGCTTTCAGGCAGGGCTACGGTATATAATTCAAATGTTACACCAAGTTCTATTATCATTTTTTCAAGACAAGAATTAGGTGGAAATTTAGGTGAATTATATATTTCATCGCAAACAAATGGTTCATTTACAATAGAGTCGTATTCAAGTTCAGATACAAGCACCGTTAACTACTTGATTATTTAAAAAAAATAGATTATAATAATTTCAAGAGCACCAATGAGCGCCATAAATAGGCGCTTATTTTATTAAAAAAATGATTCTCAATGACACAATTAATTTAAATGGAATAAAACAGGATTTATACTTCAAAGCGAAAATAAATGCTTCTACTTTTTCGCAGTCAGATTTGAACCGAATTGTTAATACTTACTATAAGCAAGCACAATCCGCAATCAGGGGAGTGAATGAGGATTTTTTTATGGAAATTGCAACAACTGATTTAGTAGCAAATACAGGGGGGACTTATCCAAATGAATATCCTTTCCCAAGTGATTATGAAAAAATTAAACAAATTCAAGTAGCATTTACTCCAGCAAATCCAAATTCTCCTTTATCAACAGAATTTCAAGTTTTAAATATGATTGGGCAAGAGTCAATTTCTGACCCGTCAGTAGAAATAACAACTCCAACGGCAGTGATATTAGATAAATCATTTTTACTTTATCCTGACCCATCTACTTCAAATTTAACACTTCCCGTTAAAGGAGGTATAAAGATGTTTTATATATCACAGCAACCTGATTTGGTTAATGACTCTGATATACCGAATATCTTTTCTGATTATCACGATGTCATCGTTTGGGGCTCATTGATTGACATAGCTGTTAGATTAGGCAATCCAACTTTATTAAGTGAAGCATCAGCGATGTTTACAAAAAGAATGAATGAAATGAAGGCATATGCAAGTGGTCGTGTATTAGAATTAGGTTCTCCTTATGCGGACAGTCAATCTCTTGGAGGCTGGTCATTTTTACACGGGCGTAATCAAATGTCATAAATATGGCAACAAAATCAACACAAAATAAAATAATACTTCAGAATTTCGCTTCAATGTATCCTGAAATTCCTCAATATTCAGTGAAAAATCAACATTACTTATTAGGAAATGTTGACCCGTTTTATTATCTTTATTCTCAAGATTCTCAAATTCATGAAAAACAATATGCCCCGCTTGTAGCAGCAAAACAAGTTACTACGGTTCAAACAGGATTAGATGTGTCAAATTATGGTGATGGAGTTATAGCATTAATTCAAGACATAACGAATTATAATACGCTTTATCTTACTACCGATAATCAACACACTTATGCTTGGCGTTCTGGTTATCTAACTGATTTAGGAAAACCATCAGGAGCAACAGGAAGTAATACGATGGCTGCTTTAGCAATTTATAACGGAAATTTGATAGCAACTTATGGAAATAACACTACAACGGGTTATAGAAATCCAATATCTGGTTTAATGAGTTCTTCTACTTGGGTTTCAATATCAGGAGTGCTTCGTGGGTGGTTAGTTCCTTTTTTGCAGTATTGTTTCAGCGGAGCAAGTGATGTGTCTCAAATAAATAGAATGAATTCATCTTGGGTTTCTGGTTCAATTTTAGATTTAGGAGGTTCTTGGGGAATACCAAAAGCAGTCAATTGGAATAATAAATATCTTGCTTTTGTAGGACAACAAAATCAAAATAATAACAATACAAATTATCTTTTCTTGTGGGATGGAATTAGCAAAACTTATAATTATTCAACTATTATTCCTGGGACTTATAGAGACATTCTTGCTCATTCTGATGGAAATCTTTATGTAGCAGTTTCAAATGGAGGTATCCAGCAATTATTAGTTTTATCAGGGTTTAAATTAAAACCAGTATTTGATTTTCCTTTATATGAAAATGTTAATAATTTTTATTGGAAGGGAACTATTTCTAAGATGTTTTCATTTGGAAAATATATTGGTATTCTTTTTCAAAGTGGTGGTAAAGATCAATATTCATTTATTCTTCTTTATGACCCAGTAAAGAAATCCAAATATATCATTTACTCCCACGCATATTCCACGATTGCGGACAATCTAACTAATGCTCTTGGAATAAGCCATAATATGTATATAGCTTTGGCAGATGGAAATCTTTATAACTATTCAATATATAATAATAGTTATGCTCCGATAAATTATGTTTCTCAAAACATTCCTCTAAATGGAACGATTGATTCTGTGGAAGTTTATTATGATTCGCCGCCAACAGGTTCAGCGACTATCAATGTTTCTATTGTTTCATCAGATGAAGACACGGGAGATACTACAACAAATCTTTCACAAATAACAAGTTCTAATTATCTTAATAAAAATAAAACAATTCTTGATGCAGGAATTAAATGTAATTGGTTTAAATTAATTTTATATACATTTAATTTTTCTAAGATTAGAAAAATAGTCGTCAATTATACATCATTTATTTAATATGTTATCATATAATCAAGTCAACGATATATTTCAAACACAGTTAGGCAGAAATGCTACGCCCGAAGAATATTCAAAATTAAGGGGGGCTTCTTTAGGTTCTTTAACTAATCTTCAATCTATGGGTTATAAATCTAATCCAGACTCAACCAATGTTAGTTATGACCCGACAAATCCATACACTGACCAGAATGTAGTTGTTGCGGCTCAAAATATAGCAGATATAGGAAAACAAATTAGCGAGAATAGAGATATAGCACAACAAATTCCAAACACTATTCAGAAAGACATTCTTCAAACAGGAGGAATAGTTACTAATCAGCAATTAGGAGCAGAAGTAAGAGCGGCTGAAGCTCCGATAACAGCTAAATTAAGAGAACTTGGCCAGCAATATAATGCTGCTCGTTCAACTTATTCAGCTACGCTTTCAGCTGCTAAACAAGCTATTTCACAAGCTAAATCTCAAGTTTCAAGAGAACAAAGCAGAGCTCTAACCCAAGCTGGTAAAATAATTACACTTCTACAGAAAGGAGAATTAGACCCTACAAAAGTTGATTTATCACAAATAGAGGCAGACGCAGGATTTCCAAAAGGTTTCTTTGCAAGTATTAAGCCACCACAAACAATAACTAAAAATAATATTAGAAGTGCTCAAGGAGGATTATATGATATTACTACTAATAAATGGATTGTCCCGCCGAAGACATCAACAAGAAAATCGGCATCTACAACAATGGCTAAAACTGAGTTTGAAAAATATCTTTATAATCAAGGATTGCCTATTACTTTAGCAACAAATTCGGGTAACTTACAAACTTCAGTATTAAATAAAGTTGTATCAGCTGGCGTTCCTTTAAATGTTGCATTAGGATTATGGGAAAATATGAAAGCAGGAAATAGTTTTGAAGAAATACGACAAGGAATAAGGTCTCAAGGCGGAGACCCATCTATATTAGATAAATTTGTTCAAGCACTTCAAGGGGTCAAGTTAAATACATCAACTGGATTTAAATAATTATGGCATATATACCAATAGATTTCGGAACTAATAGTGGGAATAAAGAAAAAATACAGAAGCCTCCGAAATATATTCCTATTGAAGGATTGCCTAATTCAATTCCTCAGCCACCAACACCATCTCAATCATTTACTATTACTGGTTATTCTCCAGTAAATTTAAATAAATCATCAATCGCTCCGTATTCTAATGAAAATATTGGACAGCAAAATACTGGTAATTGGTTAATGGACCACCCGAATGTGCTCTATCCTTTAGCAGGAATTCAGGAGTCTGTAAAAAATATACCAAAAAGTTTTCTTGGTGATATTAAAAGTATTCCCCAAGACGCCATTTCTCCTCTTGTAAATGCTTGGAATGGAATTACGGATGCGGCGGCTAATGCTATTGTTAAGTTTAAGTCCAAAGGAAGAACTACGTCAGAAAAAATTGCTGCGGTGGGAGATTTACTTTCGGCAGCGGCAAATGCCGCTTTTCTACCAATAACAGAAACATTTAATGTGGCTAAAGATATACCGGTAGTTGGCGGTGTTACTAATTTAATAGCCCTACCATTTGAAATAGCGGGAGCGGGTGGCAGCATTGCTCTTACATCGGCATTAAATGCTTTACCTCTTTCACAGCAAGACAAGAACAATTTGATGAATACCGCGTCTACTCTTGGAGCTCTTGCAGGACAAATTGCTTTAGGTTTTGGAATGGAAAAGGCGGCGGCCTTAAAAGCGATGAAAGATACATCAACAGAACTGCTTGATAGAAAACAAGCGGGTGAGACAATAACGCCAAAGATAGCGGAGGATACACTTAAAAGAAAAATAGATGAAGTAAAGAAAGAAACAAAACCGAAGGCCATTAAACCAAATGAAGTTAAACCAGTAGAAACCAAGTCAGCAATAAAACCACAGGTTATCAAGCCCAACGCAGAAATTCCTAAAGAACTTGAACCATTAGCAGAAGAAGCGAGAAAGTATAAGAGTGCGGAGGAGTTTGTGAAGGCAATTAAAGCAAACCCAGAAAAAATACCAATTTCACCAGAATATAAGAAGTTTTTATCCGAAAAAGATACTTTTACTAATCGGGAAAATCAAATCTTTGCCGAGATGAAAGCAATGCGGGATAAGTATATTGGAAAAACAATAAACGAAGTTCCGCCAGAAGATATTGCTAAATATGAGAACTTACAAAAAGAACTCAATCAAACACTTAGTAAAAAAACCTTAGCAGAAATTCCAGAAGGAGTTATTAAAATTCATATTGGAGAAAAGGGGTTAGAGACCCAACTCACCGACTTTTACAACCAAGTCACTAAAGGAGTAAAAGAAGTTAAGCCAGAAATAATGTCTATTGAGGAATATCTTGACAAAAAAGGAATTCCTGAATTTGATTATTCAATGCAAACAACAAAAGGTGGTAGAACTGTGAGAGAACAAAAAAGAGTAGAAAAACAATTACAAGATATTTTATATCAACAAAATAAAGCAATAGAAGAATATTATGATAAGGTTAAGAAGGGTGAAATTATCCCTCCTCCAAAAGGCGAACTTGTAATGCCTGAAAATATAATTGCTCGTATAATAAGTGAATTGAAATTAAAACTTTTGCAACAAGGAGAAAAACCAGAAAATGTAGAAAAAATTGTTAATCAAAAAACTGCTGGTATAGAACAGGAAATTAAAAATTTAGAAAAACAAGGAATCAATCCTTTAGATATTGAAAAAAGATTAAGAGAAAAAATATTGGGGGAAAAAGGAATAAAAGAAGTTAAACCAGAAACCAAAATAGAAATTCCCGAACCAACTCAACCAACTAAAACCATAGAGCTTACGTCCGGACTCAACCCAAGGCTGGATAAATTCATTGAGCAAGACATTAAACCAACCGCCAAGGCAACTCTTGGTGGAGTTAAAAGTGCATTTAAAACGCTCAAGGATTTATTTGTCCCCACCAAGTCAAGCGAGGAAGCAGTTAAAACCGCTTCTATTTTAAGAACTGAACTTGCAAAACAAGCCAGAGAAAAAGAACTTCTATATCATAAAATCTCTGACGCAAGAAAAGTATTTGACCGCTACACTCCAGAGCAGGCTATTGACTTTATAGATAAGATTGAAACAGGAAAACCAATAGATGGTGCAGAAAACTTTGCGAAGGTTATCCGAGACGCTTTTGATAGCAGGTGGAATAAAATAAAAGATATCAAGGGAACTGACGCATATATAGAAAACTACTTCCCGCACCTATGGAAAGACCCAGAGAAAGCATCGGAGACGCTTGCAAAGTATTTTGGTAAGAGACCGCTTGAGGGAACAAAGTCATTTCTCAAACAAAGGAAAATACCAACCCTTAAAGAGGGTGTTGAACTTGGATTAGAACCCATCTCATATAATCCAGTTGATTTAGTGATGGCTCGCATTGCTGATATGGATAAATTTATTATGGCTCATAATGTAGTAGATGCTTTTAAGAAAGAGGGCTTAATGAAATTTGTTAGATTTGGAGAAAAGCCACCAGAGGGCTGGGTAAAGATAAATGATAAAATTGGAGAAGTGTATCAATTTTCAGAAGCAGAAAAAGGATTTATAAAACGAGGAGATTATTATATGCCCAAAGATGCAGCAAGGATTGTTAATAACTATTTAAGTCCTGGTCTTTTAGGAAATCCAATTTATGATGTTATTAGAAAAGCAGGAAATATAATGACGCAAGCGAATTTAGGATTGAGTTTCTTTCACGGGTTGTTTACTACTAACGATGCAATGATTTCAAAATTTGCTTTGGGCTTACAACAATTATCAAGGGGAGAAATTAAGAAATTTATAAAGACATCATTAGAGACTCCGACTTATTCTTTTAGAAATGTTATTCACGGCAATAAATTATTAGAAGATTATTTCAAAGAAAATCCACAAATACCAGAATTGGTAGATGCTTTAATCAAGGCTGGTGGCAGAGTGAGAATGGATAGTTTCTATAAAAACAGTGCGGTTGAAAGTTTCTTGAAAGCACTCCGTTCAGAAAATTATCTTGGAGCCGCAGTAAGAACACCCGGAGCGTTAATTGAAGAAGTAGCTAAACCCATTCTTCAAGAACTTGTTCCAAGACAGAAGCTTGGTGTATTTATGGATTTAGCAAAAGATATTCTTGAGCAGGCAAAAAAAGAAGACTGGAGCGACACTAAAACAACCTTAAGGCTTCAAGAAGCTTGGGATAGTGTTGATAACCGATTAGGAGAATTGGTTTATGATAATCTATTTTGGAATAAAGCTCTTAAGGATTTGTCTATGGCAAGTGTCCGTGCGGTTGGTTGGAATTTGGGAACAATTAGAGAATTGGGGGGTGGATTAAAAGACATTGCATCAATACCATATAAATTGATTACTGGCGGAGAAATTAGAATGACACCACGAATGGCTTATACTATAGCATTGCCCCTAGTTGTAGGGGTGGAAGGAGCTATATTACATTATCTTCTTACTGGCAAGCCCCCTGAAACATTACTTGATTATTATTATCCAAAAACAGACAGAAAGAACCCAGACGGGACAGATGAAAGAATATCTTTACCAAGCTATATGAAAGATGTTTTTGCTGTTGGGAAAGAGGGAGCATTGAAAGTTGCTTCAAATAAACTTAATCCCATTTTTGGAACTATTATAGATATGCTTCAAAATAAGGATTATTATGGAACAGAAATTAGAAATACCAATGACCCATTAGTAAAACAAATAGCGCAGGAGTTTCAATTTCTTGCCTCTCAATTTGAACCGTTTTCAATTCAAAGCGCAATAAGAGGACAAAGTCCGTTAGCTAAATATGGAAGTTTCTTTGGTCTTACTGTTGCACCGTCCTATATTACCAAAACACCATTAGAGAAAAAAATAATGGGAATGTATGAATATAGATTTGGAAAGGAAACACAGACCAAAGGACAAAAAGAAAGACAAGATTTTCTTAATCAAATTAGAAAAGCGTATATGGCTGGAGACCAAGAAACAGCTAATAAACTTTTACAAGAAGCAGAGCAAAAAGGCTACTTCACAACAAAAGCAGTAGAAAGTAAATTTGTGGGTGATTCTGATTTGCCATCAGGGGTTAGAATGTTTAGAAGACTACCATCAGAAGACCAAGAAAAATTACTTAAAGATATGAACCTTGCTGAGCTTAATCAATATGCGTGGTATGCAAGTGAAAAGGTTAAATCAAAACTTTCATCTCTTTCAGAAAACGCAAAACAATTCGTTGAAATGGTCAATAATGGAGAAATAAAAAAACCAATATGGAAAGCAGGAAAAATTATAAATCAATAATTATAGGGACGATAATTGCCTTGATTTGGATATTTATTTTTGGTATAATTTATTATTGGGATTATACTGAATTCAAGAATAATCATTGTGATTTATGTCCAATAGACCCAACATTAGAACAGTGTCATTATAGTATATGTAATCAGCCGTATGATTTTAATTTATAAAATATGAAAAAACTTATATTCATAACTCAAGATGGAAGTGGGTTGGGGCTTGCGAAACTTGCTCAAGAGCAGGGAGATAAAGTTCTTTTAGCTACGGCGATGAAAAAAGACGAGGGCAAAAAGAAAGAATTTAATCTCGTGGGTAATGGTATAGTGCCTAAAATTGATTTAAAAACTATTCTTAAAAATCCGCCAAAAGATGCTTATTATATCTTTGACCAAAACTTTTTACCAGAAGTTTCAGATGCATTAAGAAAAAAGGGTTTTAAAGTTTATGGAGCTTCGTCTTTTATGGTTAAAGCAGAACACGACAGAGAATTCGGGGTTGAGTTAGCTAAAAAAGTTGGATTATCTATTCCTCCTACGCAGGAATTTAAATCTTTAAAAGATGGGATAAAGTTTTTAGAACAAAATAAAGACAAGGCTTATGTCTATAAACCTAATAATTCATCAGAATCTTATACTACTTTTGTGCCGTCTTCGGATAAAGATACATCAGCGAATGAAGAATTGAAAACTTATCTTCAATCTATACAAGAGCCAAAGGAAGGATATATTTTACAAGAAAGAATTAAGGGGATAGAGGTTAATTTTGAAGCTTATTTTTATGAAGGTAAGCCGTTTTTTGCGTTTTGTGATTTAGAAAACAAAAGAGAATTGGTTGGAGAATTAGGACAAAATACCGGCTGCGCATTTGATTATGTATTTACCGTTCCATTAGAAAGTAAGGGGGTTCAAAAAACCATCGGCAAATTTTTCCCATTA